TTCTACTTCACTAGGTTTGTCTTCAGGTACAACTGACTCCTCTTCGGGTTCCTCGGCCTGCGGCACCGGGGCAATGTTCGCAGTATCAAACGCGGATGCATCGGCTTCCGCCAATGCTGATAGCAATTGCTCGCGTTCAACGTCTAACTCGACTGGTTTTTCCATCGTCACTTCAGACATAAATTCTTATGCAGTCGCCCGCATCCACTCCAGATCATCGGTTACACCGTCCACCTGTTCGTCGGGTTGGCTCCGTATCGATGCCATCCCGTCAAGTGTCGCCAACGCGGATTTAAACCCGGCGGCGTGACCGGCGTGGTATGCCAGGTCTGCTGGAGATGAAATTAGCCGGTCGCAGTTTTGGATATGCAAGTTTCTGAGATGGTACTTTAACTGTACCCCGACCTCACTTGTCATGAACGTCTGCAAATGTGCCGCGTGACCGTTCGTCCACTCGGTCGGATCAGCCCATTGCAACACCTGGCGGAACTGCTTCCACATTCGCCATCGGTTCTTCAATCGATTCCACATTTTGTTGTTGCGCCTGTTCAGCAACCGCTTGTTGCATCTGGGCAAATAAATTCTTTAACTCCTGCTCAACCTGGCGACCGGTCTTCGGGTCTGCTTCTTTCAGCTTCTCCAAGTGTTCGCCAATGTGTTGTTCGAGAAATTGTCCTTCCGCCGGTTCCGGTGGTGCGCCGGTATCTGCTCGATTCGTGATGTAACTCATCACCGTCTGGATGTGTACCAGGTGATCGTCGGAATCTTTTACTAACGCCGGGAAGCCCAACCGTAAGAACGTAATTTCGTTGGCTTGATCCTCCGCCTGGGTCGATTGCGTCAGCATCGGGTCAACGTATAGTCGCTTGACGAGTGTCGCATCGTCACTCTCCAGGATCGTCTTTCGCAGTTGGCCTTGGTCGATGTACGGATCATCGGCGAACATCTGGAAGCGGGTGATGGCTTTCTGCATTAAAAGCTGCTTGTTCACCCCATCCGCCGATCCGGTGGGCTGGATGCCGTACTGCTCATGCAACGCCTCTTGCGGGATCTGCTCGGCGGTGTCCAAGTACCAGTAGTCGAGACTGGTTTTGTCGTATTGCAGCAGAATAGACCAACTCATCCGGTACAAGTTGCCCAACGCAATGCGGAAGATTCTCATCCGTAAATCGCTGCTCTGCTGGTACAGCCCGCCAATCGCCTGGATCTCTGTCGCCGTGCGTCTTTCCGAGTTTTGTAATGTCTGAGTTAACCCGAAATCCGGTGTGCTCACACGGTTCTGCGCGATTTCGCGCATGATGTTCATCTGCTGATCAAACGAGATCGGAGGAGATTGCTGCGCCACCGGCTGGATGCCATACGGCAGGATGCTGCCAGGTGTCATGCGAAGATTGCCCGAGTTTGGCATGTCCCGTTCCGCCCGGAATAGTGGGCGATTAAAAACGGTCATCGCATCGTTCTTCTCGTTCATCAACTTGGTGAGTTCAGCCTCGAATATAGCCTGCAACTCGACCACGCCTCGCGATGAATAAAAGCCCGGATCTTTGATCTCGTAGTTAAACGCAATAAACGGCGGTTTGCCGTGGTTGTACGGGATCTTCATCGGCGGACGAAGATCGATGTCCGGTGATGTCGGGGAGTAGGTGCAGATCAACCACTGCCCGCTGTCCGGGCAACGATGGTAAACCTCCCACACAATGATTTGATCGGTGTCTGGCAGCGTCAAACCTTCGCGCTCGTACTTCACATAATCGGTGTCCGACCCCCCGGAATCCTCACTGTAACTGCCCGTGATCAGCTTGACCGTCTCCGCGTCCTGCTTGAGATGCTTCTGGCGTTTGTACGCATCCACCGAATAAACGCTGATGTGACAGATCCGGTCAGCGTCCGCTATGTCCCGCGTCCAGGCCGGTACAACAAAATGCTGAGGATCGACCGTGTAATACTTCAGACGTTTCGATGAGTAATCCCAAAGCACTTTCAGAATCCCGGTGCCGCACATCAACATGGCATCCACCGCCGAAAGAACCTCAGTCTCCAGATTCGTCTTCTGCTTGATCCGATGATCGAACCACTGAGCGGCGGCAGTCGTATACTCGGCTACCTGGGGTGTCGTAGGAATAAATTGTGCAATGAGGTCGGTAGCAAATAGCTGCTGGAAGTACGCAGGTTTCAACTCGCTGATCGTCGTATCGACCAACGGAAAATGCACATCACTCGCGCCGGGCCACGGTTTGGATTTACGCCGCAACCCGTGGTGGCGCATTTCGTAAAACATCCGCTGGCGGGTGTCCCATACCGAACGATCCGCCAAATCTTGCAGTATGTCCGCGTTTAGTTTCTCTCGGTCTCGCATCTAGAATTCGCGCTCCTCCTCGTCTTCTTCTTCCTCCACGCACCAACCCATCGCCTGGATCGCAAAGAGTGTGGCATACATCTGTAACCCGCCGATTAACGCGGCATCGCTCAGGTCGAACTCCTCCTGGTATCGCCCCAACAATGCCTCCAATTCGCCACAAAATGCATCAAACTGTTTTTCGGCAGTCATGGGTGTGACCTCCACCGGCTTTATGGCTTTCTGGGTTTTCTCAAACCTCTGGCCTTTTTTCCGGCCCGGGGTGGCGATTTAGATGTTCCCAGTCCAGCCCAAAAACCTCGCGCTTTACTGGGCGCAGATTTCGGCGCACCCGGCACCGGTTTCCCCACCCGCTTCCCAGTCGTTGGCGAAGTGATTCCGTACTTGCTGCCGCCTGCCGCCTTACGTGGCCCACTCGCCATCGCCCGGCGACCAGACGCTGATACACTTCGCTTTAAACCGCTTCGCGCACCTCGCCGTGCGCCGAGTGACTCGTCCTGTCTGGACTTGTAGCCTTGTTTTTTCGCTGCCATATGATGATTCATTGTGCGTAAAAAAACGCACCCGGATTGGGCGCGTTAAATCTTTCAGATGGCAAGTGTCTCGTCCGGTACTTTACATGTACTCAATCGCCCGCGTGAGAAGCTTCTGGGTGGTAACCGGGTTGTCGGGTGCCGCGTCTCTCGCGTCTTCGATCAGTTTTTTCACACGTTCAAGCTGCCACTTGAGCGTCAACGCATAGGTCATTTGGTCGGTCGCCTCGTCAATGACATCGTCGATCAACGGCACTCGCTCCCACAAATCTCCGCCGTGTTCCGCCTGACCGGCACGGTATTTGTGGGCTAGCTTCGAGCGGATCTCGCGGATCAACTCGCTCAGATGGTTCTCCTGGGCAAGCGTCACTTCAGACTTGCCTCCTCCAATTCATACTCGTAATCGATGATCTTGGACATCAACGAACGAACAAACGCTTTCGACTCCGAACTCGCATTGTACGCATCCTCGAATCCGCGTTCATTACTCAGTATGATCTGTTTGGTCGCGTCCAGCTTCCGAGGTAGCGTTGTCCGACATGCGACCGTCGACCCAATCAAGCTTGTCGCGGCGACGATCAGAAACACGCGCCTCCATTTTATCGTTTTCGACTTTTTTTCCATAACTAAATAGCTGTTTTATTAACTCTAAAACCGCTCGAATAATTCCTAGTGCGCTCATCCCGTATTTAATCCCATCGACTCGCGTAATTTCGTGTCGCCAGTCCACTCACCCATACCAGCCTCAAGCACTTCATTCAAGTCCGGTTGTGTCCTACGCTGCCATGCGTACTGATCGGAGTAACTCGCCAGACACATCACCAACGCATCCCCACGGTCAGGCGAACTGAACCCACGCGCCTTCATCTCTTTCTTGCTCTCCAGGTTGAGTTTGCCGGTCTTTCCGGTCGCCACCCGTCGAGTGGTCAATTGACTATGTAAAATCTCGTCATCGGGCAGTATGGCTTCCATACGGTCGATCTGGCGGGCAGCGTTGAACCACATCTCAGTTCCCCGATTCTGATACCTGTCCGGTTCCTGCGCTCGCCCGCCCAAGTTCACCTGGTGAATCGGCCAACCCATCTCCGCCAACTGATGGCACATCGGTAATCCCAACCCACCCGCATCCCCAAATATCTGCTCAGGTTTCAACCCGGCTTTCTCGAACTCCAACGCAAACCGCGCACAACCGGCCATCGTGTTCGCCTCCCGCCACGCAATCAGTTTGGCAATGCGATTACCAACCCGCATACAAAACACACTCTCATCTCCCGCCGCTGCAAAGTCACACGCCGCAACCACCTCATGACCGTCTTTTATCGGCGGATTATCCAAACACTGCTGCAAACTCTCCCACGGTATCACCAAGCCTTCGCCACTCGTCTCCTGGAACTGCCCGAAGATCATCGATTGAATC